AGAGATTTCAGGGGATTGCAAATAACTTTAAGATGGCAATTTTGGAAGGTGGCATTAAATATAGTTCCATTACTCCAAAGCATACTGACATGGATTTTATGGAACAGCAGAAGTTTACACGCGATAAGATATTTGGAATATTCAGAGTTCCAAAGGCTATACTGGCTCAAACTGATGGCGTGAACTTGGCTAATGCAAAGGTTTCTGAACAGATATTTTCTAGATGGACTATACAGCCAAAGATGCAGAAAATGATTGAACAATTAAATGAGTTTTTAGTTCCATATTATGGTGAAGATATATTCTTGGATTTTGAAAGTCCTGTTAAAGAAGATCGTGAACAAAATAGATTAGACAATGAAAGTGGTATTAAGAATGGATATTTAACACCTAATGAAGTTAGAACTGAAATTGGAAAAGATGAAATGGATGGCGGTGATGACTTGTATATGGCTTTCAATATGCAGCCAATAGCTGGTAGAGAAGAAAACGAAGAAGTGCCTGAAAAAGCATTGGATGTTAGGTATAGACACAAAAGAGGTAAACCAAAGACTGACAAGAAAGCACTAGCAAAGGATATAAAGGAACTGGCAACTGCTATTGTAAAAAATGGGAACAGTGAGAAAGAACCAACAGAGAAACAAATGGGAGAGATATTTTGGAAGGGACTGATAAAGAGGACTGATGTATTTGAAGATAACTATAAGAGGATATTAAAAAACTATTTCAATAGACAGAAACGAGAAGTTGTAAAACAAGTAGAAAAGAAAAGTAAGAAAGCTGAAGATATAAAAGTTGATGAAGATTTTGATGAGAATTTAGAAGTAAAATTTAATGTTGAAAAAGAAAGTGAGATATTAAAAAAGTTAAGCGTTCCTTTTTTGGCAGTAGTCTTAACAACAATAGGAAAAGATACAAAGAAATTCTGGGACTTGCCACCAGAAACACAGGAAGTAAATGTTGCTTCATATATCACTACAAGAATTAAATTTATAAAGGGTGTAAATGAAACAACAAAGAAAAGACTAGAAACCCTGATTCAAAAAGGAATTGATGAGGGTGAAGGTGTAAGCAAAATATCGACCAGAATACAGAATCTATTCAAAGACTTTACAAAAGCAAGATCAGACGCAATCGCCAGATCAGAAGTACTCCGCGCAGGCAATCATTCTATTCTAGAAACATTTAAGAAGTCTGGAGTTGTTAAAGGTAAGAAATGGGTTACTGCTATGGATGAAAGGGTCTGTCCTTGGTGTAATTCAATGGAAGGAAAAACATTGCCACTAAGTACAAACTTTTTTGATAAAGGCGATGCATTAACAGTAAAAGATCAAAAAGGAAAAGAGGTTACTTTGGAATTAGATTATGAGCCTATTGAAGCTGGAAACTTGCATACAAGTTGCAGATGCATAATAGAAGCTGTTAAATAAATAATTTAAAAATATTTTAGATTTACTTCTCATTCTATCCATCATTTTACTAATCATTTTTATTATTGGCAGGATTGTATGTGGAATAATAGATGGGGACCAGCAATGGAAATAATAAGTTATTTTGAATAATTAAATAAAAAATATGTACACACACACAACGATAGCTTGTTCAGCAGCAAATACCAATCATGTATTACAAAGGCGAACAATTGGATTACATTTTAATAATGTTGGCGATAGCGCAGTCTATATAAAATTAAACAGTACAGGCACTGCAGCTTCTGCTGCTGGCAGAGATCAACATATTCAAGCTGGAATGAACTGGTCTGTTGAAGCTACTCAAGATGTTTATACAATTAGTCTTATTTGCGCTGCTGGTGAAACTACAACCGTTAGTATGACTGAACAATCGTATAGAGAATAAAAACTTTTTAATATAAATATATGCCTTTTAGACAATCAGGTGTGCCAGTAACAATTTCTGGTGATCATACTTTTACAGGTGATATAACATTCAACGCAGATGTTGATTTTGGATCTGCGTCAGTACAAAGTCTGCATTTAGGCGATGATGATTCTATATCTTTCGGCAATACTATTGCCGCGCCTAATGCACGCATACTATGGGAAACCGCAGATGCTAATGCCAATGAATTAATATTAGCATTACCAACAGGCGGAGCTACTGATGTTCCAGTTTTTGCTATTGGTAACACAGCAGCACCTTCTATTGTCAATGCTGATCTAGGATTCTTTAATGGGGTAACAAATCCAACTTTAGCTGTGATTAGCACTGATAATACTCATTATTTGAAATGGTATAGTGATGGCACTGATGGATATGTAAATGTAAATTCAGGCAGGATTGTCCTTGATTCTGATAGCAATATTGTAAATGTTCCTGATGACAATTCTTTCACATATGGAAGTAGCAATGATATGACTATCATCTTTGAAACAGCTGATGCAAACGCAAACGAGGGTTTGATTGCACTTCCAGAGCGTGCTGGTGCAAATGTTTCAGTTCTAGCAATTGGAAATAAGACTGCTCCAAGCATCATTAATGCTGATTTGGGCTTCTTTGATGGAGCAGACTTCGCTAATCCAACACTTGCTTTTATAAGTACAGATAATACAAAATATGGATATTTCCAACACGATGGAACAGATTTTGTTTATAACAACAGTTCTGGTGTTCACAGATTCAAAGGCACAGAGGTTAGGCTCAATGGTACTATTCCATTGAGTTTTAATACAGGTGGTGATTTCAGTTTCGCCTATACAGCAATTGGTGGAGTTGATACGCTGTCTTTTACTCAAGGCTCTGCCGTAGCAGTATATTATGCAGACTCCTTATTGGCACAAGCTAATCTTGTCTTTGCAAATAACCTAGATGCACTTGACCAGTTTATACACACAAAAGCTGGTGGAATATCAACCACAGGAAATGGATATGATGGTGGAGATTTATACTGGAGAATGGGCGATGGCTCTGACGCTTTTGCAACAGAAGGTGGCAATGGCGGTGATGGTGGTGATTTCATTGTTGAAACTGGTGCTTATGGAGCATTGGATGGCGGTGGCGCAGATGGAACACCCGGTAAATTTATTATAAGACAACCGGCTGGAACTCCCGGAACTGATGATATGGAGATGTGGAATGATGGAACGGATTCAATCATAGCTACTGGTAATGGAAATGTAAAAGTTGATGCCAATCTAGAAGTAACAGGTGCTAACTTCCGAGGCAGAACTGCTGTTGGTGCTGGCGATTATAATCCTTCGGCATTAACAGATGACTATATCATTGCAGTTGATAATACAGCTGCTGCTCGAGCTGTAACGATTAGCACAGAAGATGAAGCTACTGGTTCAACTGCAAATCCGAGAATATTTGTAATAAAAGATGAAAGCGGTGGGGCTGCTGCAAATAATATTACAGTAACGCTTGAAAGTGGTGGTACGATTGACGGCGCAGCAAACTATGTAATTACTAATAATTATACATCCGTTACTTTATATATAGATGGAACTAATGCACATATAATATAATATTTAACATAAAAACATGTCTTATTTACCAAATTTTGCAGGCTTGGGACAATCAGTAGTTACAAAAACACTGACATTCTCCAATGATGCAGCTGGGCAAGTAAATTTATTTACAGTAACAGGTGATGTAATTGTAAAAGTTGTCCCAGTTTGTACAACAAATATAGCGTCGGCAGCAGCTGGAAATATAACAATGGGAGCTGTTGGTGATCTTGATGCAATGATAGGGACAACACTTGGAACTGATATTGACGCGCGGGAAATATGGATTGACGCTACACCTGATTCTGAAATAGAAGCTTTTGCTACTATAAGAGATTATATAATCACTGATGGCAATGATATTCAATTAGATTTAGATGCGCAAATTGATAGTGGCGTTATTGCATTTTATTGCTTTTGGACTCCATTAAGTTCAGATGGAAATGTGGTGGCGGCATAATATAAATAATTAGGTATGGCAAAAAAACCCACAACTTATGGCAATACTAATACAATGGTACATCATTCACCATTATTTGGCGGTGATGTTTGGCATGTAAAATGGGCACCATTATCTGAAGATGGATTTGTAGCAACAGTTTAATTTTAATATTTATGGATAAAATAGAAGGACCAATAACATTTGAAGCAGGCAAAGAATTGCCTCAAAAGATGAAGAACTGGATTAAGAAAAACGGAATGAAAGTACCTTTTAAGATGGCAGATTTTAAATATTCAAATACTAAAATTGATAAGTGGTTTCGTGCTAAAGAGAATGGCAAGAAATATAAGATGGATAGAACTAAAGATAAAATGATTGAAGATAAAACAATAGAAGCAATTGAATTATAATGTTAAAAGTTTTAATAATAAAAATATGAAGAAATACATTAAGGGCATCGTAAAAAAAGATGCAGTTGAAAAAGACTTGTTTGAGGCTATCGCATCAACTGACGCTATTGATAGAGATGGCGAAACTATTGATCCGAAAGGTTGGGAATTGGAGAACTTCAAAAACAATCCAGTTCTACTGTTCGCTCACGATTACAAACAACCACCTGTTGGGAAGTTTGTTGATATTGAAACTAGGGATGATGGACTGTTGGGCAAGTTTAAATTTGCATCCACAGAAAGAGCGCAGGAATTGAAGACACTGGTCAAAGAAGGTATTTTAAACACTCTATCTGTTGGCTTTATGACAAAAGAATCAGACGCAAAAGATGCCAAGAAAATAACTAAACAAGAGTTACTGGAAGTTTCATTAGTACCAGTCCCCTCCAATGCAGAAGCTGTTATTACAGCAAGATCAAAAGGATTGAATCTTGATTTAGTAAAAATGGATAATAAAACACTAAACCTTGTTTACAAGGATTTGGATAAACGGGTTGTAACTTTGGAAAAATCACTAGAAAAGAATTCAGTGAAGAAAGAGATTAAGCCCGAAAAGAAAAAGGTCGTCAAAACAAAGCAATCTGAAAAAGCTTCTGATAAAGAAGTGCTAAGGAAAGCTTTGCAAAAAGTAGCTACTGGTTTAGGTGGCTGCTTATACGAACTAAAGAAAGGAACTAAAAAAGATGAGTGAAAAAGAAATCGAAAAAGTTGAAAGTAAAAAAAGTGATTTGGACAAGCAGATTGACGAAATTTCAGTCAAGCTTACAAGCAAAGTGATGGAAGGTGTTGGCGAATCTATTGATAAATTGGAAGAAAAAATCAATAAGGCCAGCAAAGGAACTGCAATGAAGAAGTTCACAAGCAAGAATGATGTGGACAAGAAAAAGTCCATGAAAGATATGAGTGCAGATGATAGAGCTATGACTTATTGGAAAGCTGTTATCACTGATGACAGACCAACAATAAAAGCTTTTTCTGACGAAGCACATGCAAAAGCATTGTCTGAAGGTGTTGTTGCAACTGGTGGTAACTTGATTCCGCAGGATATGCACACTAAGATTCTAAAAGATTTGCGTGGGCCTAATAGACAAAGAGGTTTGGTAAATGTTTTCAGAATGAAAACAAATGTACGAACTTTCAATCTAGAAGATACACGCGTAAATACTTATTGGACTTCTGAAAGTGCTACTAAAACGACTACAACTGCATCTTGGTCAAGAGATACAATCACTGCTTACAAACTTGCTGCAATCATCCGTTCTTCTGACGAACTTCTAGCTGATAGCTGGATGTTTGATATTGTCAAAGAGATTACTGGACAATTTGCAGAAAGAATTGGTGATGTTGAGGATCAGGTAATTACTCAAGGGACAGGCGTTGGACAGCCAACAGGATATATTACGGCTGCTCCTACTGCTGTTGCTGCTGCTGGTGGTGGTATATCATTTGATGATATTAACAACCTTCACTATGCTTTGCCTACGCAATACCGCAATAGAGGTACTTATCAAGTACATAATCAGAATATCAGAAAGATTGCTGGCATTAAGGATAACAATGGTCGTTACCTATACAATGATAGCCAATCTCAGGGAGATCCAGCTACATTGAAAGGTAAACCAGTTGTTGAGAATAACTGGATGCCTGCTAATCAGATTGCATTTGGTGATTTCAAACATGGTTATTACTTTGGCGATCGCCAAGCAATGACTATTGAAACCAATAGATTTGATACAAAATCTTGGGAAAAGGATCAGACTTCAATTCGTGTCGTAGAACGAATTGGTGGAGATCTTCTAGTACCGAATGCTGTAAGACGATTGACTGGCGTAAGTTAAAATTCTGGGGGTGGGTAAACTGCCCCCTTAATTGAATATATGAAAAAGAAGAAGAAAAAAAAGAAACTAAAGAAATTGTTCAATAAGATTAAGAACAAGATGCTTTGTAAGTATAATAATAAATAGATGGCTGTAGAAAGTTACGCGCTAACAAGTTTGGCAAATTTAAAAACCTATCTTGGTATTACTGGATCAGCACAAGATACGCTTTTAGAATTGCTAATCGATAAGACCACTGTATTTATTGAAACCTATTGTGGTAGAAGATTCAAAGAAACTACTTATACGAATGAGGAATATGATGGAACTGGAAATAGAGAATTGCTATTGAATAATTATCCTGTAACTTCTTTCAATAGATTGCAGACAAACAATGCTACAAATAATAGTGATAGTTGGGAAACAATAGATACTGAAGATTATTTTAGATATGATACTGAAGGAAAATTAAGATTTGTTTCACAAAGTTTTCTAGCTTTGCCTCAAGTATACAGATCAACTTTTACTGCTGGCTACGCTACTATTCCACACGATTTAGAATGGGCCTGCTTGAAAATGTGTGCTTCTGCTTATCAGAAAAGATTAGGTGAAGGTGTTGTATCAGAAAGATTGGGAGATCATAACATTGTCTGGCTTCAAGACGCGCTAATGCAGAATACGGAATTGAAAGAAATTTTGAATCAATATAAAAGACATTATATCGTATGAGATTTTTTTTTAACGAACGAGTTGTAATATCCAGATTAGAGGCTTCCGCTGGAAAGCATACTTGGAATACAGTTACTGCTGATTATGCTCATATACAACAATTGAATGAAGAAAAAACAGCAATGATTGGCGCTGCATTTGGCAAGACATACAAGATATGGATTGGAGTAGATGTTGACTGTAAGGATGGTGATCGTATTGTTGGCGCGGATGGCAAGAGATATAAGATATTGGCCGCTGGAGTGAATACTAGAGATTTCGGAATAGAACAGCATAAGGAAATTGTAATACAAAGGATAGATGGTAAGAATTAATATATGCCAAGCATAACGATAAAAGTAATAGGCTTAGATAGACTACAGGCTGGTTTTAAAAGAGCGCCTAGAAATTTAGATAAAGAATTGAATTTAGCAATTAAGAAATCTATATTTGAGATTGATAAGAATTTAGCAGTTAATTGGAAGGCTGGCGGATATGGAATACCTGTTGATACAGGATTATTGAGAGGGACAAGAGTGCAAAGATTTGGAAACTTGAAAGGTGAAGTTGGAACGACAAGAGAATATGGGATTTATGTGCATGAAGGAACAGCAAGAATGAGGCGCAGACCTTATTTAGAAGAATCTTTCAAAAAGGCTGAAAGCAAGATTGAGAAACATTTTGATAAAGCAATTGATAATGTATTAAGAAAAATATGAGTTTTCAACACTTAAGAAATCAAATAAAGACGAAGTTGCAAGCTCTGACTGAAATCCAGAATGTTTATGATTATCCGACTAATGATTTCAGTGGTTATCCGGCGGCAGTAATTCAGGCCCTTAACAACGAAAGTGATTATGAAACTACTTGTGAGAATGAAAGACATTATATTTTCAAGCTGTATATTTGGCAAGAAACAGAGTTCTTGAATGAAAGGGATGCTAGAAGAAAGATTGAATATCTTGCAGACTTGATAATTGATACATTTGATAAGGATGAATTGCTGACTGGCATTTCAATGCCGGCTGGTAAAACAATTCTAGGAATTAGACCAGCATTAGCAGAGATTGTCCCAGCAGAGAAATATATCTATGCGGAAATCGATTTAACAATAAAAGTTTCGTTTGATAAAAATATATAATTAACACAAAGATATGCCAAAATTTATCGGCCGCCGAGTGTCAACAGGACTCGGAAAAGAAGCAACTTGGGGAACAGGTGTAGCGCCTTCACACTGGATACCTCATACTGCTTTGACATTTGACGACAAAGCAACCAAGGCAGTTTCAGCAGAAGCCCTTGGTAATATTTCAGGAATGGGTAGAGATTCTGCTGTAACGCAAAAGTGGGCAGAAGGTGATATAGAAGGAGAGATAAACGCCAATTCATTTGGTCTTATTATGCTTTCATTATTCGGAGCTGATCCAGGAACTTCTGTAATAGAAGCTGGACAGGTCTGGAAGCACGATTGGGACACTTTAATAAACACAAATACGCATTCTAGTTTGTCAATTTATGCTGATGATCCAGTTACAACAGATGATTCATTATTCAGAGGTTCTAAAGTTGACAGCTTGAATATATCAGCTGCTCCTGGAGAGTTCGTAACATTCAGTTCTACATTTAAAGGAAAACCAAGCGCGCCTGCTGCACAGAACGCTAGTTTTTCCAGAGATTATAAGTTTATTGGAGCTAATTCTTCAGTAAGAATTGCAGCTGCTGTTGGTAACTTGAATGCTGCTTCTGATATATGCTTAAAAAGCTTTGAGATTAACTTTGCAAAGAATCTTGATGATGACTTCTGCTTGGGAACATTAGAACCAGATGATTTACCAAACAAGCAAATGGTAATTTCAGGAACACTAGAACTTGATCATCAGGATAGAACTTATAGAGATTTGATGCTGGATAATACAATTAGAGCAATGAGATTCAGATTAACTGGCGCTGATACAATCGGCTTAGGAGTACAAAAATCTGTAGTTAGTTTTGAATTTGACAGGGTGCATTTTGAAGGATGGGAAAGAGATTTAAGCCTAGACGAGATTGCAAAACAGACAATCAATTTCACAGTTCTATATGATCTAACCAATGATAGATTATGGAATGACGCTTACCTGCAGAACACGACTTCAAGTTATTAAGTAACTTAAAATAATGGAAAGAGAAACAAGGGAAGTAGAACTTCCATCTGGTAAAAAAGCCAAACTAAAAACCTATTTGACTGCTGGAGAAGATGATGACATCCAAGATGTATTCCTTGGAAGCGTTGATATGAATATCAATGCCAAGCAAGGCGAAGAACAAACAGGAAAGTTTGATGGATCAGTGGTAACAAAGGCTAAGTATAAAGCCTTGGTTACTGTTGTTGTAAGTGTAGATGACAAAACAGGATTGAAAGAAGGCGACTTCAGGAATATGAGAGTTTCTGATGTTGATTTTATGAAAGAAGAATGTGATAAGCTGACATCAAAAAAAAATAAGTAAAGTTAAGAAAGATGCTATCTGGGATTATTTGTCCAGAGGCAAAGGAAAGATCCCAGTAGCATATCGCAGGTTTGAGATTATCAAAATGATGCACTGGGATTTTCTGACTTATCAGCAACAGCCCAGATGGTTTATAGATGAATTAAACGATTTTCTTTCCATTGAAGGTGAACATAGTCAATATACGGATAGGCTAAATAAAAGGCAATTAAATAAGAAATAATGGCAACTCAAAAAGAAGTTAAAATTGTTATATCGGCACAGGATAGGGCTAGCGCTTCTCTGAAAAAGCTACAATCTAATTTAAAAACTACCCAGAAAACTACTGGCGATTTGCGTTCTGGTTTTGGGTCTTTAGCTATTATTGCAAAAACTGTTGCTAAAGGTGCATTAGTTGCTAGTGCTGCATTTGGTGCTTTTGCTATTAAATCAGCTTTTTCTGCTGGGCGCGCCGAAGAATTACGCTTGGCTTTAAACGCTATTGCGAAAGCCAATGGTCTTGTTCAGGAGGAAGTTGATGAAACAGTAAATGCATTAAGAAAAAATAATATTGCTAATTCAAGGGCTTTGCAAATTACATCTCGGTTTATACAGGCTGAACTTGATTTGGCCGATGCAACTAAACTATCAACTGTGGCAAAAGATTTAGCAGTTATTGCTGGTTTGGATTCTTCAGAAGCTACTGAAACATTAACTGATGCAATTGTGAGTAATCAATCAATTCTTTTAAAACAATTTGGTATTGTTACTACTGTTGATAAGGTTCTGGAGGAATATGGTGAAACTGTCGGCAAATCATCGGAAGAATTAACTGAATTGGAAAGAAAACAAGCGTTTTTAAATATTATACTAGAAGCTGGTGAGAAAGTGGCTGGTACATACGAAGCTGCAATGGGTTCTGTAAGTAAAAGATATCGTTCATTAACTGGTCGTATTATCCCTGATTTTCTAGAAATTGTAGGAAAAGCTTTTACTCCTGCATTAATAATTGCAGTTGATGCTGTGTCTAATGCTCTTAAAGGATTAACAAAATGGATAAAAGACGCTGCTGGTGAAGGCAAAGACATTACTGCAGTATTAGGTAAGCTTTTCAGAGATATAGACGCAAAAACTGGTATTATAACTTTTTTAAAAAAACAATTTGAGATTATATCAAAAGAAGTAAAACGGAATCTTATCCCCACTATTATTAGGAATAAGGATATTTTTATTGATATGGCAAAGGCAATAGGATTAATTTTAGTTGTGGCTATTATATCTTTAGTCGTTGCTATACGCGCATCGATTGCTATTATGAGGGCTGCTATTGATATAACAGGATGGTGGAGAGAACAATATAGATTAGCTGGGGAGCGAATAAAATGGTTTGCAGATATTATAGCAAGCACTTTTAATAATATTTGGAGTATTATTACAAGTAAGTTAGAAGCTGCTGGCAATGTAGTCAAAGAGTGGGTTGCTGCTAGAATTGATGACTTCAAAGAATTATTTCAAACTTTAGTTGGTGGTTCTATTGTTCCTGATATGGTAAATGGAATCATTGATGAGATGGATAGAATGAAAGACTCATTAGGTGAAATTGGGGATGATGACATTTTGCAAGGTGTTAAGGAATCAATGGAAGAAACCAAGGATATTGCTCAAGATACTACTGACTCAATTGTGGAAGGAATGAATGATTTTAAAAATTCTTTCGGTGATGCTGTTAATAAGATAAAAGAACTTCAAGGAGATATAAGAGATGAGAATAAGAATTTTAAAGAATCACAAAGAGAAACTAAAAATAGTTATTTAGAAGATTTATTTGATATTGTTACCAGAGAACGAGAGAAGCTTGCAGAGAAAAAAGAGCAGTTGGCAGAAGAAATTGCAGAAAATGAAGGAGCTAGTCAAAAGAAGATTGGGACATTGCAAGGAGAAATACAAAAAATTGAAGAATTTTTACATAAGCATAGAAAAGAAATAAAAAAGATAAATAACTTTAAAAAGAAAGATGCGATTGAGAAATTAAAAGAAACTTTTGTTGAAGAAAAGAAAGCTAATAAGCAAAGACATAAAGAACAAATACAAAACTTAAAAGGCAGAATAAAGGAAGTTGGAGCTACATTCAAAGAAGGCTTTGATAGAATTTATGAACAACTAAAAGACCATAAGCTTACTGGTTTGATAAAACAAATTCAGACAATGAATTTGCCTACTGGTAAAACTAAAAAAGGCAAAGGAAAAGCTGCTGGATTTCAAATGGGGACACAATTTGTCCCACAAACTGGATTAGCAATGTTACATAAAGGAGAGAAAGTTATCCCTGCTGGTCAAGCTAGTGGTATGGGCTTTGGCGGAACTGTAAACATAAATATGGGTGGAGTTACAG